TTCTCTATGCATAGTTAACCCAACCTCATTTTTTATACATGATGTGTTCTTATAGCGATGATGCTGGGACAGAAAACTTTAATCTTTGCATTTATTTCTTTTGTATCTGTCAGTACTTAAATAAGCTGGGCTTAATTCCTATTTCCAAGTTGAAAAAATGAAAATCAATTATTCTTGTTCGTCCTTTTGCGTGAGACGACGTACCTCATTGCGAATATTATCGGCATAGGCGTAGATACCGTTTAAGTCATCGATTGGCATCCTAGTACACCCCTTGCTACCGTCAAAAATGCCGATGTACTTTTGCTTGGCATTGAAATAGAGGCGAGCGACTGGCTTGCGGTTATTATCATCAAGGAATATTGCGCAATAGTGCTTCGCATCGCGTATGGTAATTCTTGATACATCTACATCGGAGCACGCTATAGCCTTAACTATCCTATAGCCGGAAATCTCATCTTCAGTAGTTTCAATATCCTTAGGTCCCTCTTGGCTCTCGTCGTCCTCGCTTTGTTCTTCGTCTTCATCCGAGGGCACAGTTTTGATGTCATCAGCGCCTAGAGCCGTTACAAGTCTGTCATTTACCTGGTCAGCGAGGAAACGCTTCAATGCCTTCTCTACAAGGCCATGAAACTTTGCAATGATGTTCTGACGAAACACGCCATCATATACTTGACTCGAAAGCAGCTTTACAAAATCATCAGAGGGCTCCTTAAACTCCTCAGCAATAACTCGCTTAAGCGCTCCTACATACTTAAGCTCCTCTGCGCTGCTGGCAATGGAATCTATATCAAATGAGGGCTTTGTAAGCTTCTTAAGCTCTGGCAGAGAGGTCTTATCAATATCTAGTAGATCCAGCACAAAGAAAGGCTGCGAATCCATGCGATTAGGCTCGTCTAGATCCATATAGAAGTTCCAGACTTGTCCGTTGGTAAGCACTCCGATACGGGCATGAGTGCAGGCGAAATAGCGATAAAGCTGACTTGCGTTCTCAAGCGATAGTTCAGAGCCGATTTTCTTGCATTCAATAAGGATTTGTACCTGGTCGTTTAAAACAAGGGCGTAGTCAACCTTCTCACCCTTCTTGACACCAACATCGGCTGTAAATTCGGGGATCACTTCGTTAGGATTAAAAATGTCATATCCAAGGACATTCCCGATGAAGGGCATAATAAAAGCAGTCTTAGTGGCTTCCTCAGTCTCAATAGTAGGTTTGAGAGTTTTGATCTTTTCGGTCATCTGTGTGATAGCTTCTTCAAACTCCATTACATGCCTCGTTTCTGCTCCAAATGTCCTTTAGAAATTCTCAAAACCATACTAAATAAGTAATATCTATCTCAAGATGTGCTTTTTCGCATCCCCTTGTCCTCTTGCTTGCGGCCACTTAAAGAAAGTTTTCCGCAAGCGGTCAAAAGGCTCATGCAAATAAACAATCCAAATACGACGCTATCAATAACGATCTTCCAACAAACAGGTTCACCATCTGCATTTGTTACTACACCTACAGCTCCAAATAGAGCAGACATAACAGCGGCATAGGCTGCAATAGCTACCCATCTTAGGTTTTCTGAGGCCAAACGAAGATTCTCGTCAAGATTTTTACGAGCATTAAGATCTAGAACATTCTTGTTGGCAAGTTGTCGACCCTTATCGGTTAGGTTCACCCTAGCAAAGCGATTAATAGAGCAGATATGCGAATAAACTTCTCTATCTATTTTTGGATAATCAAGTTCTTTTTCCATAAGTGGCTTATGTCCACAAAGCTTATTTTTTATTTTTTCATCTAGACTTTGAAAGTCTTTGCGCTTTATACAATATATACGATATTCATTAAGAAACGGCTTTTGTCGAGATCCTGGCATCTGCCCAAATAGGGTGCTTTTCCCATATTGTTCAAGAGGGCAATTATCGCATTCACCCCTCTCTACTCCGCTCTCAATATAGTCATAGGTAGAAACTAGATCATAATCCATCAGGTGCTTTATGAGTAAAGTCCTATCTTTATATTCATCGTTGGAAAGTAAGCAACGAATATGATTTTCTCTCTCATCTTCTAAAAGCGAGTTGAGGAATTCCATCTCACCAGGAGAAAGGCTGAAGTCCATTGCCTATTCCATCTCCTCGGCTGTTTGCGCCCATACGACTGTACCGATAACTCGCACGGGAGCATCATCAAGCGTAACAACAATATCGTCGTACCTAGTTGTGCTATCAGCTGATAGCACAAGCGTATCCTGGCCTTTGAGCCACCTGCGCATAACCGCACGGCCTGGCTCAAGCTCGGCTACTGCGACAGAACCGTTATGCGGCTCAACATCCGGATCAACAAGGACGTGATATCCCGCCGGCACGACCTTGTCCATGCAATCCCCCTCCACCGCAAGAGCAAACGCATGTGGATGATGGCAAAGAACCGAAGCAGGTATATCCACTACTTCTGCAACCTCTTCTTCATCAGACAAATTGCCCGCGTGGACACGGCCAATAGTAAGAAGAGGAACTGTTGAACGCTGACCTGAAGTAACCGGAAGAGAATGAAGAATACTCTCTTCATCGATCACTTCACCCTTACTAATCCCAAAATATTGAGCAATACGTTCCACAGCACCCATTCTAGGAACTGCTCTCCCATTCTCCCATTGAGAAACAGCCATTGAGGACACGCCAGCGATTTTTCCAAAGTCTTCCTGAGTCAATTCGTTACTTTCACGAATCCTTTTAATATTTGCTCCGATACTCATTATTTACCGCCCTTGCCGTTGGCAAAATCTATTTACAGATTATGACAAAGTATATTTACAATCACTATATGTTTATCTATAGTTTGTCACTGGAGGTGGTCCCAATGAATTTAACCGAGGCACGAAAAAATGCACGCTATTCTCAAGAAGCTGTAGCAGGCTATTTAGGAATTTCACGCCCTACATATGCCAAGATGGAGGCATCCCCTGACATGGTTACTGTAGAAGACGCAAAAAAACTATCGAGGTTATTTGGAGTCAATGTGGAAGATCTTTTTTTCAATGGAGAGTGTAATTAAACATATAGTCTTGAGAGTTTCCTATAGCTAATAAATCAAAAAAGGATAGTGCAACTTTAAGGGAGAAGCGATGAACGAAGAATCTCCGAGATGCTCCGCTAACTTCAGTGAGTTCAGTGAGCCTGAAGCACATCCGCCTTTAAACAAATTTCAGAGTAGGCCACCAGCCGCAATGACTTCTGCCATGTGCTCAATGCTGTACGAGCTCTACACCAAGTGGATACGAGACGGAAGACCAACAAGATAAACATCCATCTATAGGCAAGTATGGGCAAAAAGTAGCCACGCGTTGCCTGCCAGCAACACGTGGCAAAAGCCCAATCGAAGCCAAGGAGCAAGGAATGGGCATCAATATTTTACGACATATTTCAGAGGCCAATCAAAGTGACGACGCAGAAATCATCTGCTTCGATCCTACTATCGACCCCTCATGGTATGACCCAAAAAACGCTAGGACTCGCCGGAGGCTTGAGGTTCTTTCTTACGTAGAAGAAAACCTAGGCTCCTGGGAAAGATGCCACCCCTATATAACGCTTGCCATTATGTGCGCTCTTCTTTTAGCCGCTGCATGGCTTGAGGGCCATTAGGAGCTGACATGCGAAACCATCTATACAAGGAGCCAACAATCGACTACGTCAGGACCTCCATTGACACCATTGTCGCAGATTCTCGACTTGTGATCGTTATGGCCACGCCTCCTGGAGCTCCAGCAGATAAGGCCCTTCGGTGGCTAATCCAAACCGTTCGATACAACCATTGGCAAGGAGAAGTTAAACAGACCGATGTTATGAGATTTGGCGGCAAGAGCTTTTCGGAAGGAGGGTAGCGAAGTGCTACTTGAATTCTTCGTCCCAACAAATCGCCGAGACGCTCGCTTCAACCCTACTCATCTCGACGGCACCAATGAAATCATACACGCAAATAGGGCAGGCTACGGCTTCTCGCAAGAAAGTGAAAACGTTGCCTGGTTTGCAGCCCACGCCATACGTGCGGCACGTCGTTATGGCTTTGCTCCTATTCAAGGCAAAGCCTACGTGCGTGTGACCTTCATTGAAGGAAACAGAAGGCGCGATGAGGACAACATCAAGGGCGGCATCAAATATGTCCTTGACTCCCTAACGCCATCAAGACCTCCTAAAAAGGCTGGAGCGGGACTCATTGCAGATGATGGCCCTAAATACTGCACAAGCGAGTCGAGAGTGTCATACACAAAAGACCGCAAGTTGATCGGTGCTTGGGTTCTTGTATGTCCAATCAAAGAAAAACCAAAGGAGATAAAGGAGATCTAGCAATGGGCAAGAAGATCTGCACGATAAAAAGCTACGTGTGCGACACGCTCGAAGGTACGTCACGTTATGGCAAGTCCATAGTCCGCATGCACTCTAATGGCGCCTTCGGCGAAAAAGATTCCGAGCTGTCCGTTTACTATGAGTCGGATCTTCCCTCAACACTGGTGATCGGCAAATCCTACGACATCACCTTCACCGAGGTTGACGAGGCCTAGACGTGAATGTGAGGGTAGACCGTAACAAGGACGGAATTTGGTGTGCTCGCGCCTACTTAGGCACAGACCATCTGACAGGCCTTCAACGCAGGCCTTACAAAACCTTCCCCGAAGCCAGAACTGAGGCAGAGGCAAAGGCAGCAGCAAATGCGTGGATTGAATCGCTTGCAGATGGGACCATCGTTGACCAACTCGAGAGCTACGTTGATACAAAAGAGGCCAACGGTGCTGCGAAAAACACGATAAGGCAGTACAGAGGATTTATCAAAAATCACGTAGAGCGGCTTATGCCTTATGAGATCCCGGCGCAAATTACGCCAGCTGAGCTCACCTCCTTCGAAGGCCGGCTGTTGCGTGGAGACAGCTCCCATAAGCCGCTCGCCCGTTCAACCGTCGTTGCAATGCATTGGTTTTTGCAAGGTGGATTCCGCTTCATGCGCACCACGCTCAAGACGATCAAAAACAACCCAATGAGCGATGTGGCACATCCAAAGCGTGACCGCATTGAGGCTATCGCGCTGGATGAGGCAGATTTTGCCAAGCTCAACCGATGGATAGAACAAGGGCTGCAAGACAAGGAGCACCCCCAATTCCGTGCACAAGTCTTTGCAGTATGGCTTGGCATCAACACGGGAATGCGTGTCGGAGAAGTCTGCGCGGTGCGCCGTAGGGACTTCTCCTGCGCTCGCAAGATGATCTCAGTATCTGGCACCGTCATAGAGATACGAGAAGTGGAGCGCCAAGACAAGCCAAAAACCGTGAGCTCGCGCCGCAATATCTCAGTCACCAAAGATGTTGCAGATAGGATCATCGATTTTGAGCGGTGGCAAGACGCGACCTTTGGACCACTGACGCCAAACAATCCAATTGCGACATGGGATAGCAACTACCTCCGACCATCTCAGCTCTCATCTTGGTTCACCCAGCAAGCACGCCAGCTTGGCCTTCCAAAAGGTACGAGCTTTCACACGCTTCGCCATACCCATGCGACTTTTCTCATCCTCTCGGGTGCTGACATCAAGACAGTGCAAGAAAGGCTTGGCCATGAATCCTCGACAACAACCCTTGACCTTTATGGCCATGTGCTTCCAGGACGAGACCAGGCCGCCGCTGAGGCGTTCGAGATGCTTGCTAAGGAGGTGCGCTGAGGTGTGCCAACGTTTGCCAATCGTCTCCGTTTTAGCTGATAGAACACGGTGCCCTGATAGCTTATAGCTATCAAATATGAGTAATTAAACGAACAACTTTTGATTGGATTGAACTGTGCGCGCATTAACAAAAAGCAAGGTCGTTGAGATGGTAAATCTCGAACAAATAGCAACTTATGAGGCTCCCTGTCAACGTGCCAAAGAGGCAGTCGCTGCAGGTGAGCTTCAAGCATCCAAGAAAGGTGGGAGAAGGTCATGAGTATCAATAGCGTCTGCATCTCGGGCCGCATCGGACAAGCCCCAGAGCTCTTTCGCCAAGTTTCAGGGGCCACGTTTTTACGCTTCTCAATTGCAGTGAACGATCGTAGGCGCACTCATTCAGGGAGCTGGCAAGACGTTCCGAATTGGGTGCCGGTCGTATTTTTTGGTCCGCGCGCTGAAGCCCTAGAAAAGATTCTCGTGAAGGGCAGCAAGGTATGTGTCTCAGGTCGCCTTTCGCAGAGTCACTGGACTACGGAAGACGGTCAGAGCCGATCGGCTCTCTCAGTCATCTGCTCTGAGATAGACATCATGTCCAAACCGCTGAAAAAACAGGAAGAGCCGCCACAGAATCAGCAGCCACCACGCTATTAAGTAGGAGGTGATCTCATGAATAGCAAAAACAGCTTCATAGTTCATACAGACAATTGCGCGTTTGACGTTCTATCTGATGAGCAGATGGGCAAGCTTTTCCGCGCGATGATAGCCTACGCAAGCGGCGAAGACGTTACGTTAAGCGAATCAGATCCAGCGTATTGGGTCTTCCTTTCCCAAAAGTCACGCATTGATGCCGATGCCGCGGCATATGAAGAAAGCAAGTCTAGAAGACGTGCCGCAGGTCGTAAGCGTTGGCAAAAGTCAAATGAAGCAACAGAAGCACCCAATGATGCAAAGCAGAGCCAAGAAAAAGATCAACAAGAAGGTACCTCTGAACAGGCTAATGAACAGCAATGCACAGCAAAGCTAAGCAATACACAGCAAAGCATAGGAAAGCTAGCTGTACCTGTACTTGGTACTGTACCTGTACCTGTTAAAAAAGATAAAAACCCTTTTGTGCAAACACCAAGCAGGACTCTTCGAAGCCAAGCCTCAAAATCCGCACTCACAGCGCAATTTGAGGAACTTTGGATGCTGTATCCGAAAAAACGAGGCAAAGAACCAGCTCGCAGAGCATTCATGCGTGCCATCCGTGATGGGACATCTGTCGAAGAAATCAGGCTTGGAATAGAGGCATATGCCGTGTACAGGAAAGGCAAAGACGAGCAATACACGTTGGACGGATCAACTTTTTTCAGTCAAAAGCGCTGGCAAGACGACTGGACGAAAGAAAAGGGGGTGATGGGAGATGCGACAAAGTGGGCGGCATACGACTGATCCACGCTTTAAGCGAACCCATATCCCAGTCATCTTTGCCAACGCTACAACTTCTTTGGACACACCCAAGCAAGGCATCTACCTCTGGGGCCCATGGGGCACTGGCAAGACAACCGCAGCATGCGCACTAATGCTAAGAGCCTACGACCAGGGTAAGGCCGTGAGATATGCCACTGAATGGAGCCTTATCACAGAGAGCCGAGAAGACTTCGGACGTGGCTCTGACTTCTTCCAATCGTGCTTCTCCTGTCCTGTTCTGCTTATTGACGACATTGGCAAAGGACGCATGAAATCTCAGGACTTCTCCTTGCTTTACGGCATCGTCGATTCCCGCTGGGCTAATGGTCTTGTGACATATTTCACGAGCAATTACCGGCTAAGCGAACTTGCTACGTGCTTCGAGCAGTCTAGCGATGAACAGATGGCGGGAGCCTTGGTATCCCGTATTTCTGGCCTTTGTGGAAAACCCGTCTGTATGGGCGGAAAAGACAAGCGTGCAGAGTTCTCTGCACAGAATGGAGCGCAACAATGAGCCTTCCGAATTTGACAATCGAGCAGCGCAGGGATGCCTTGAAAAAGGCTACATCGATCAGACATGAACGTGCCCAGATCAAGGCAAAAATCAAAGCTCATGAAATCGGAATAGCCGAAATTTTCGCACTTGCAGATAGCGGCAATGTTGCCGTACGCCATATGAGAACATCGCAACTTCTCATGTGCTTCCCTGGAGTTGGCAAAGCACGTGCAGAAAAAATACTACAGAAATATGGCATCTCTCAATCGCGTCGCATAGGAGGCCTCGGCCGAGCTCAAAGGAAACAACTGACTGAAAGGTTTGGCCATGAAGCCTGAGAAACACAAGGGTCCACAAGTGACCTATGTAGAGTCGCCGAATGACAGCTTGGGCGTCTACATACCGAGACTCGCGCAAGATGATCCAGACCGCTTCGAAAAGGTCAAGTGGATAAAGGAGTTCTGCAGAAGCGAAAAAGGGCCCTTTCGCTTCAACGAACGTGGCGTGCTCTACGACGAAGAAGCAATGGCCATGGCCTTCGAAATAAACCCGCACCTAAACGAAATAGCCGAGGCTTATAAAGCTTCATTCCCGCACAAATCATGGGATTGATGGGCAGCCGATGATCACCGCTAAAGAATACTTCGAGGATGCACGCTCGTCGGCGCTGGAGCTCAAGAGGCTAGAAGGTGCCATCGCGCATGCTAGGCAGAAGCTTATACCAAGAGGACATGGACAGGGAGACGTTATAAGCCATGGAGTCCACGACCCGATGGAAGCGGTTGGCGAGATCATTGATGCCGAGAAAGAATTAGTGTTTCGCCGCGTTGAGCTACGTCCAACGATTAGATCTGCAACGGAAGTCCTCTACGGGCAAGACGGACAAGGAGGACTCGCGGGAATGAAAGGGTTTGTCTTCGCCGATGTACTGTATCTGTATTACATCCAAGCACACCCAATGACAGACGTATGCGACCAGATTGCTGAGTCATTGCATGTAAGCAGGCAGGAAGCCTATTACTACCGAGCGGCAGGGCTGGCTGCAATAGACCAGGTGGGTATAGCCAAGGCGCGTTGCTATGACGCACCCTCTCCTATAGGGGTAGCTCATGCTGGTGGGGTTGGGTAAGCCGGGTAGTCCTTTATAGATAGGTAGGCGGTATCGTGGCAACAAGGAAGAAGCCAGGATCTGGAAGAGGACGTTCAACTCGTAGATGGCGCCAAGTAAGAAAGGAAGCCTACGAGAGAGACTCTGCTCGCCATGCCAAATGCTGGATCTGCGGCGGCGATATAGACTACGCCGCACCTCCAGGAACACCGGACGCATGGGAGCCAGATCACTATTGGCCACCTAAAGTTAGGCCAGATCTGGCAGAAGACATAACGAATATTCGGCCAGCGCATTGCTCATGCAACAGAGCTCGTGGAGACCGAATGATAAAAGGCTCGGGACTTGGCAGTCCAACGCGAAAATGGTGAGCTTTCTAGCAGGAGAAATTCTCGCAAAGAGGGTAAGGGGGTCAAAATCTTGGAGGTTTGTGGCGCGGAAAACTGGGCGCCTGCATTCATCCTCTCCCCCCGAGGTCGAGATTTCTGATTTATGTATAAAAATGGTATATGTGCGCATAAATCACTCCACCAATTAATAGTTGATTTTCGACAACTTTTTCAGTTATGCTGTATTCAGTTGTTTTGTGTGTAACAAAGACAAAAGGGGCGTCAGCGACAAGCCGGCGCCCCTTTTGTTGTCTAAGGAGGGCAGTGCGATGAAGAAGCCTAATCTTCCCGACATCTTGCCTGACGGCACCCCATGGGCACCGCAGACCATAAAGTGGTTTGAGGCGTGGCGCGAAAGTCCGATGACGAACAAATGGGATGGACCTCAGTGGCAATACATGTTCGACACGGCCATGGTCCACACCTCCATTTGGGCTTACAACAACCTCTCGCTTTTAGCTGAGCTAAGAATCCGCGAGACTCAAATGGGATTGCTCTTCGATTACACAAACAGTGCTGTTGAAGTGCCTAAACAGAAAGCCGCGCTCATGAAGTTACAGGCAATCACAGGAGGCAAGAAGGCGGTGTAAAGTGCCTAGGCAGGTCAAAGGCATCACGCAGCCGCGTATCTTCACGCCACCTCTGCGCAAACTGACCCGCCAAACCACATGGGGGTTCGCCTTCATCGACTTCTGCCGCGATGTTGTAGGAATCCCATTGTTACCGTGGGAGGAGTGGCTTGCTAAGCACGCGCTGGAGGTCACTGGGTCCACCACAGGCACGTGGCATTTTCGGTTTCGCTATATAGTCGTCCTTGTCGCCAGGCAAAATGGCAAGACCATTTTCTCAAAGCTCCTCGCTCTTTTTTTTCTTTACGTACTTGGCGTACAGCTCATCATTGGCACTGCCCAGAACCTTGATTTTGCCGAGGATGTATGGGAAAGCGCCGTTGACACCGCTGAGGCAAACCCAGCCCTTGCAACTGAAGTCGAACGCGTGGTGAGAACCAATGGCAAGAGAGAACTAAAGCTCACAGGCGGGCGCCGATATAAGGTAAAGGCAGCAAACAGGAAGACAAGAGGCTGGTCATCTGACCTAGTACTCCTCGATGAGACACGTGAGCAACAGACTTGGGATGCATGGAGGGCTGTCACCAAAACCACAATGGCAAGGCCAGATGCTCTCGTCTGGTCGATGTCTAATGCTGGCGATGAGAGCTCGGTGGTGCTGAGGTCCCTTAGGCTTAAGGCCCATAAGGCCTTGGGTGATCCAGACGGAATCGTAGCCGCACTCGGAGAATATGACAGCACCAGCGTTGGTGAGAGCGTGAAAGATGACTCTCTAGGCCTGTTTGAATGGTCAGCAGCTCCTGGGCTGCCCATAACCGATGAAAAAGGATTGCGACAGGCAAACCCGTCACTGGGCTATGGGTTTATGACCTTAAGAGCTTTGCTTGCCGCTGCCTCCACCGACGATGAGGCGGGGTTTCGCACCGAAGACCTCTGCCAGTGGGTCACCTCTATGGTCGAACCGCCATTCCCGGCCGGAGCATGGGAAGCCTGCACCGACCAAAACTCGCGCATTGCTGAGGGATCTGAACTCTATTGGGGCATCGATGTCTCTGACGATCGTCGTTTCTGCTCAATCGCAGTATGCGGAGAAAGAGAAGACAGACAGCTCCATGTGGAGCTTGTGGCTTATAGAGTGGGCTGGAAATGGGCAGCGAAGTGGCTTGCGACTCGCACAGCTGCCTATGGCAGCATGCGCATCGGCCTTCAAGCACGAGGCGCGCCAATAAGCTCGCACATACAGGAATTAGAGGAGATTGACGGCCTTGAAATTGTTGAGATCGGCGGACGTGACCTCGGAGCATCTGCCGGAAGGCTCTATGACGCTGTTGCAGCTTCTACCGGAGACACAGATGTTGACCAGATTTGGCATATCACGCAGCCAGCGCTTGACGCGGCCGCAGAAATCGCTCAGAAGCGTGCACTCGGCGACGGGGCATGGTCGTGGGATAGGGCAAACAGCCCGTCTGATATATCCCCACTGGTGGCTGTCACCATGGCTCACGCTCTGGCATGCGGCATTGGAGATACTCCCCTATGGCCTTCTGCGTATGCAGAGGATCAAACAGTAGCAGTTGTACGCTAGGAGGTGAGAACGACCTTGTCTAGAATTGCAGACGCCCTTAGCATCCTTTTACATGGACGTATCAACTGGGTACGCGTCTCAGGCGCAGACCCTCAAATTGAGGCTTTGTCGCTTGCTCAGCTCTACGAAAAGCAACCTAATCTGCAGACAGTTGTGTCATATATCGCGGATAACATCGCACAGCTGCCCATTAAGTGCTATCAAAGAAAATCCGAGACGGATAGAGAGAGGCTGAGGAACTCTCCAGCAGCTCTTGCATTTTCACACCCAAACAATCACATGACAAGCTATGAGCTGAAGCGTGCGATCGTGTCCGACCTGTGCATCTATGGACGTGCTTATCTGCTGGCACTTGCTGATGAGTCCATGCCATCCGGCTACCAACTCCTGCAGTTGCCACCAACTTGGGTCACAGGCTACCATGGCACATCATCTTTTGCCCCTGAGTCCATTGATGTATTCCCGCCAAACGGCGCATACCAAGTACGGATCCCATCAGATTTTTTCGTCATCTTCCATAACTATAACCCGAGCCTGCCAGACCAGGGTGCAAGTCCAGTGGCAGCGCTGCGGGCCACTCTTACTGAACAGATAGAGTCTGATCGCTATCGAGCACAAGTCTGGCATCGTGGAGGCCGTGTCAACACCTATGTGACAAGGCCTAAAGATGTACAACCATTCACTTCCAAACAAAGGGATAAGTGGATGGCATCATTTCACGACGCATGGGCAGGAGATAACGCCGCAAACGCTGGCGGCACACTATTGCTTGAGGACGGTATGGAAATCAAGTCCTTCGCCTTCAACGCAAGAGATGCGCAATGGGCGCAGGCTAAGAAGTTCTCACGTGAAGACGTGAGTGGGATCTACCATCTCAAGCCGCAAATGATCTGGCCAAACGAAGGTTCAACCTATGCCAGCGAAAAAGAGAATTCAAGAGCTCTGTATAACGACACCTTGGGTCCAATCATCGCCCAGATTACCGAAAGGGCCAATCAGTTCTTACTGCCTATCCTAGGAGAGCCGGAAGGTGACTACATCGAGTTTGATATGTCCGCAAAGATCAAAGGCAGCTTCGAAGAACAGGCTACAGTACTTCAGACTGCCACAGGCGGACCTTACATGACACGCAATGAGGCCCGCGCGCAGCTGAACTTGCCAAGCATTGATGGTGGCGACGATCTGATCGTACCCATGAATGTAACCTTGGGCGGACAAGCGTCTCCGACAGATTCCAACCCACTAAAGCCAAGGAATGGAACCGTCAAGCCTCAGCAGATCTCTGGCAAAGATGCTTCCTCGTTGTCAGAAGAAAAGTCTGCCAGGCGCAAGGCCAGAGGGCATCCGACTAAGGAAAACAGCGACGAGTTATCCAGGGTTTTGCAAAAGTTCTTTGCGCGTCAAGCGCGGTCTGTCTTGCCACAAATCGGCGCAAAAAAGGATGCCGAGGGGCAAACATGGTGGGATGCTGACAGGTGGGATCAAGAGCTCGCTGACGACCTTTCCCCTGTCATTTATGCTCAAAGCGAACTTGCCGCAAAAAAAGCAATCCAACAGCTTGGACTAGACCCAAGCCTCTACGACGTAGGCCGCACGCAAGCATACCTGAGAAAGATCGCCGAAGGCAGGGCGCATGGGATCAATGGCATCACCTTGGAAGAGCTGAAAGCAGCGCTAGCGGGGTCTGTCGATCCAAGTGCCTTAGGGTCTACTCCCCACGGGGTGTTTGAAAAGGCCCAAGCAGAGAGATCAGATAACTCTGGCAGCTCAATTGCAACGTCTGTAGCTGGATGGTCAGTTCTGGAAGCCGTGCACCAAACTGCCCCTGATCGTGGCGTCACAAAAACTTGGATCCATAACCCATCGTCTAACCCACGCTCCAGTCATGCACGCATGGATGGAGAAACCGTGCCATACAACAAGCCTTTCTCAAACGGGGCAATGTGGCCAGGCGATACCGGGGCACTAGATGCCTCTGAAATAGCGCACTGCCATTGCGAAGTGGAAGTGACGATGCCATGAGCAGGACGTTCCAAGGAGGAATGATGAGATATTTGAGCATGAAAGCCGCCAGCAGCACTTGCTACAAGGACTTTGCGGGCGAGATAAAGGCTGACGAGTCAACCGACAATGGCGGCATTGAAGCATATGCGGCTACATTTGATCGCGACCCTGACAGTTACGGGGACATAATCGCCAAAGGCGCATTTTCCCGAACGCTCAAGGAATGGGCAAGCAGCGGAAAGCCAATACCTCTCATGTATGGCCATAAGGGCTCTGACGACCCTGACATGATCATAGGGTCTGTCAAATTCGCTGCCGAGGATGAGAGGGGACTCAAAATCCGCGCAGACTTCGATGACTCTCCAAAGGCTCAGCGATGCCGCACGCTCGTAGCTGATGGAAGACTGTCGAAGATGAGCTTTGCCTACAACGTGAGAGACGCTGGGCCTGTCGAGATCGAGAAGGGCGTCACTGCAAACGAGCTCCGAGACCTAGATCTGTACGAAGTGTCCATCGTTCCTATCCCTGCCAACCAACATGCCGAGATATTAGATAGCAAGCAGGAAGATCCCAATCTTAAAAGCGGCCATGTGGCCTCAAAATCCGCTGAGGATAGTCTCCGCCAAGCAGCAGATTTGATTGAAGCAGTACTCGAACAACTAGGAAACGACAGCCAAGGCACGAACGAGGGAAAGAGCGGAGGTGGCTCGGACGGCAAGCCGGCACACGGCGAGGACCCAAAGAGCGACAACGCTAGCGCCAAGCTCGCGCAAACCCAAAAAAAGATGCACGAAATACTAGAAAGAGGTAATCATGGGTGCTAAAGAACGCAAAGACGCGCTTCTCAAGGAGCTCGATGGACTTGCTCCAAAGGTCGATGCCGGCGACTCCAAAGCCGCGGCGCGCGCAAATGAAATCATGGAAAAGGAGATTCCGGCAGTAGACCAACAGCTTGCCGCCCTTGAGAAGTCGAAAGCGATTCTTGGGGGACTCTCCCAAGGCGGCTCTTCAAGCCTTAAGACTGATAATGAAAAGAGTGCAACCCTCGGCGAGATGGCTGTCAAGGCTGTTAGGGCAAACTCTGTCAGTCCAAAGGAGCGCCGCTTCACTATATCTACGCCGGGAATTGGTCTCAAGGCTTCAACAGATGTAAACACATCTCCGGCCAGCGATTATGCGATAACCAACCAAGAAATTCGTCCAGACATACTGGAAGGTTACCGCCGGCCTTTGACTGTCGCGGACCTGTTCTCATCCGAAACGACCGACGAGGGCGCCGTCACATATTTTGTTGAAGGGGCAGTGGAAGGCGAGCCCGGCCAAACAGCAGAGGGCGAGACCTACGGCCAGCTTCACTTCGCCGAGCCTGAGGAACACACGGACTCGCTTAAGAAGACTACAGCCATGTGGAAAGACACAGACGAACTCCTAAGCGACTCCCCTCGCCTTGCCCAGTCGATAAACAACCGCGGACCTTATCTCATGGACATCAAAGAGGAGGACCAGATCGTCGCTGGAGATGGCACAGGGCAAAACCAACTTGGCCTTATCAATCGCGATGGCATTCAAACAGCTACATACGCTGACTTTGAAGCCCTCCTCAAGGCCATCAAGCACGCAAAAGTGTTGGTCCGCAAGGGCACTCCTGGCTTCCGTGCCGATGGCGTACTCATCAATGATGAGGATTGGGATGAACTGACGAACCTTCAGGATGCTAACAAGCAATTCCTTGCAGGCGGTCCATTCTATGGGCAATATGGCACAGGCGCAGGGCCTAGCGAAGAGCCTCCCCTGTGGAGTCTTCACGTCGTTCCGACTCCCGCCATCGCAGCAGGAACGATTGTGGTCGGAGCTTTCAAGCTCGGAGGCAGCGTAATTCGCCATCGTACGGGTCGCATGCTCGAGATGACCAACTCGGATGGGCAAGATTTCGAAAAGGGAATTGTAACGTTCCGTACATCTGAGCGGCTGGCTCTGGCGATTCGCTATCCAGGGGCCTTCGTAAAGCTTACCAAGGCAAGCGCTTAACAAGATGAGGCAAGGGTAGCTTTTAGCTGCCCTTGCCGTCAATGACTGGAGGGCTCTCATGGATGAAAAAGATTTCAAAAGCTATTTATGCTGTGACGGGACTACACGTCAATATCACGATGGCAAAGCTCCAAAAGGGGCGGTTCAAGTGAGCAAAGTGAGCAAACAAACAGTTAAGCAAGGTACGAAACAGGTAACGCCAAAAAACAAGTAGGAGGCCGTCATGGTGCCAACACCGTGGGGCTATGATGCAGCTAAAAAGCCGCCGGCACTGGCGACTGGAGACGATCTTGTGACAGTCTCTGGCGGCAGGTGGAAGGCAGACGCACGGTCTGCGCAAGCACTTCTCTCGGCGTCGGCCACGATCCGATCATATTGCGGATGGCATATTGCCCCGCTCCTCTCATGCGAAGCGCAGATCTCGCCTCGGGGCTGCTTCATCAGCCTCCCGGCGCTACAAGTGGCTTCGGTTGACTCTGTAGTCGAGGAGGGGACCACGCTTGTCGGGGGTGTTGACTGGGAATGGTCAAAAAACGGGCTTATACACCGTATCGACCATGCCTGGAAACGCGGCCTTGCAACCGTCGTCGTCAACTACGAGGCAGGGTTTGACGAGGTACCTGATGACGTTCTTGCCGTCTGTTTTCAGATGGCACAACGTCTGCTTGCTGTGCCATTCGGCATAAAAAGCGAGACGGCTGATGGCGTAAGCGTCAGCTACGATGCCTCAGTACGACTCACCACAAATGAGACTCTTTTACTTTCAAGCTACATGCTTCCACAAGGAGTGTGATGCGAGATGCCCATCCAAAGTTTCTGGACGGACACGATCACCATCATTAGGCCAGGGACAAAAATCAGTCGCGGATCAACTGTTCCTGATTGGGATGCCAGCAAAACGCATAACATTTCTGGCTGTCTCATACAGCCTCAATCATCAACGCTTGACCAAGGCGGGCGTCTGGCAGTGTCTGAGTCAATATCGGCACTCCTTCCACCGCAAGCAGACGTAATTGAAGGCGACAGAATCATCTTCGACGGTGCCGTTTTCGTCATAGATGGTGCTCCCCTTCCTTCTAAATCACCAAGCGGCCAAATATCACACATTAGGCTCAGCCTGAGGAGGTGGTCCGGATGAGCAAAAAGATAAAGATGGAGTTTATTAGCTCAGGATTTCATGACATTCTCTGCTCCGACGGAGTAGCAAAGGAAGTACAGGCTGCCGCAAATACCATCGGGCAGCGCGCAGATTCTAACGCAAAGGCTCTTTATCCTCAAACGCGTGGCCATACCTACCAAAACAGTGCCCACGTAGGCTTTTATGGAGGAGGCCGCATAATCGCACATGTTACGACCATCGACATGCAAGCTGCCCTCGCCGAGGCTAAAGCTCAGACACTATCTAAGGCGGTGGGCTAATGGTATCCGTTGATGTACCTCTAGATATTGAAGACGATGTCAGGCAAGCTATTGGTACTTTCATTGACAAAGATGTTTTAGTCCCGCCGCTTCCTGCTGTTTTGCCACTGCCTTGCATAGAGGTTGAAGCATCAGGAGGCCTCATTCATAACCACATAGAAAAGTGCGAGATCTCGCTTACCTCTAGGGCCGACGAGGAAGCAACCGCAATGGAGCTCATGTTGAGCGCGATCGGCTTTCTTAACACGGCATGCCGTCTACAAACAACCAATTTAAGAGCAGCTATCGTATCCGCCTTGCCAAGTTGGGTCGAAGACACTGCAAGGCCAGACTTAGCCACTTGTGTTGCACGACTTACTGTCATAGCGCATGCAAAAACTAAGGAGTTAGACAATGCCTGAAATAAAAACGATAAACCCCGATAACGTCTTTATCGGAGGAGGAGACCTCATCACCGGTCAACTCGCTTATGGGCCTCTAGGGACGAGTCTTCCAGATTACCCCAGTGAAGAGGTTGATGACGCCTTTGTGAACCCAGGAGATGTTGGGGAAGACGGTGTGAGCCTTTCTCCCGATTACTCAACTTCGATGATCCATAACTGGTCTGGAGCCGCAATCCGTACCGTTCTCGAGAACTTTGAAGGAACAATTCAAGTGCCTCTGCTCGAGACGAATGCCGAGTCAATGAAGATGATGGTCGGCGAAGAGTACTACTCCACGATCGTAGCTGATGCTACCCACGGAATCGTCCATAAGATGAAGTTTGGTGCGCATCTCGCCCCTGCTGGGGTATTTTTGCTCCGCATGAAAGATGGCAGCAAGCGCATGATGATCGAAGTGCCAAATGGCCAAGTCGCCGGCATTGATGAGGTAGATTTTACAAGCTCAGATGCCGTCATATGGCCGGTCACCATCAACTGCAACGACGACGGACAGGGGAGCTCCATCTACGTGATTACCGATGACGGGCAGAAGGTGAGCGCATAATGGCAGATGCTATCCAAGTAGCGCCTCACGGCAAAATAAAGATAGAAGTACAGCTTACAAGCACCGAGTATCAAGAGTGGTCTCATAAGCTAGATGCCGCCTATGATGCCAAAGATTGGGACCTTGTCGCAGAGCTACAGGAGTCTGAGCCAGATAATGTCGTCTTGGACACAGATGGAAACCCCAAGCTCCGTCGGTTCTATGTACCTATGATTGACAACATCCCGGCAGAGCGCATGCGCAAGATTGACAAAAGCGTCTATAGCAAGCTTAGCAAAGATGATCCACTGAGCTGGGTGGACTTCTCCTTGGCGCTTCTCAAGCTCTATATGCCAGCCGACGTGGCAGATAGCCTCTCAACCACAACTCTCGTCCAAGTCGGACGCGCAATGGGCATGGGCGATATGGATAATACGTCAGAAGAGTCAAAGACGGGAAAATCCTAAGCCTCGTCAGGCTCATTTCCGAGCACGGCGGGGCACTTAACTACGACCTCATGACGCTCACGGACCATACGCTCGCCGATGTTCCGCGTGATATATCTTGGTCAGATCTCTCTGATTTTGCCAAACATTTGCCAGCGGACAGCGCCTGCTCGCGTGAGATTGATAGCGATTTTGCGTCATGGAATTGCAGATGGAAAACAAATGCCATCCTTGCCGACATTTTTGACGCAATC